GGCTCTTTCGCATTCTTCTCTTCGACTATATACTCGAAATCACTAAGATCCGGTTTTTCTACTAAAAGTTTAAATGCCATACTGTTATTAAATATTTATAATACTTTACTATTTTTTCTCAGGAAATAATTCCTTTTCCGTTAGTATAATAAATTTATATCTATTTTTTTTAGCCCATACACTCGCAGCCTCCCACTTTGCTTTATTAACTTCATAAGTGACTTGCTCGTGTATCAGTGTCTCTTTTTTCTTTTTTCTTGTAAAAACAGGTGGTATAGTCTGTTTAGATGGTTTAATCTCTACTAGGTACTTAACATTTTTGTTACCTTCTTTGAGTATAAGTATATTATCAACATAATATCGATGAACTTTATTGTCTATAGGGGAGGTATAGGGTATAACCACAGCTTCTGCAGCCCATTCTAATACGTTCGGGTTACGATCACACCATTGAAAGAAATGAAGCTCCCAAGAACTACGATATTCCGGGGTACTTCTACCTATATACTTACTTTTATTTTTAGGTCTGAAAAGGCCCTTTTTAAAATCTCCCCTTTTATGTATCATCCTATGAAGAATTGAGGTGGAGCTGCATCGCCAAAGCCAGGCGTACCTGTTATCATCATTTGCTCTAACTCTTTTTTCTCAGCTAACCCTTCTTGTAGTAGAGAAGTATCGAGAGCTCCTCCACCAAATAATTGAGTACCTGTAAACTTACTACGAACCCTACCTATAACTATTTTTGTAAGTGCTAACGCATATTGAAACACCCACGGCTCTTTAATTACATCTCTAATAGGTCTTTCAACATATGCTCCAAAGACACCATAAAAACTTTCATTCTTTTTCGGTTCGGGAAATAATACTAAGTTTTGAGTTCTTTCATCAAACTTGAAAGTTCTTTGTATAGATAACATTTTAGAGCGAGTTTCTAACCATTGCTTTAATATATACCAACTAATTAAATCAAATCCATAGTTACCCATTGCATAACTAAAATAAGTTTGTTGCGCTAATGTTTGTTCAATTGTGAATAAATTATTAACCCCGCTGTTACTACCTTCTTCAAAACTATAAACATCTATAACCTTACGATATTGTTTAGTTAACTCGTCAAATCCCCCGATCACCGGTGATACGGAGGTTAATGTCTTAGTGGTTGTATCAGTAATAGTAGTTGCGTTTCTATTAGCGTTAACTGTACCTATTTTATTTGTTCTAGGCACTACCCCTATAGTAACAATGTTACCTACTACATTTGTGCTAAGTTCAAATATTTCTGTACTCGTAGTAAAAACCGTACCGTATTCAGTATTACTTACTTCAGCAGTATTTTCTCCAGATGTTGCAACAGATAAAAGTTTAGTAACTTGAGTATTGGTATCGTTTAAAACCATGGTAAATGTATACTCTGACGGATCAACAATAACGTCCGATACATCAAAATTAAACATTGGTATAAAAACATTTTCTTTTGATTCAGTAAAAGAAAAAGATGTAACAGTAGCAACTGTATCGGTTGTTACTGTAGATGATTGTATAGTAGTTGAATAGCTTGCGGTAAGTTCTGGAGTATTAGTAAGTAATTTTTTTAAATCTAATCCTCTACCTCTAGTGTATAGATTACTATCAAAGACTAAAAACTCTTCAGTATACCCCGCAAACTTTGTATACATTTCTACAGCTCTTGCAATATTTGTATAAAGCTGTTGACCATGTATTTCAAGATTAACCAAAGGATACCCTAAATCATAGCATATTCGATCAGCTAATTTTTCGTAGCTGGATATTTTATTAGCTAAATTGGTAGAAAATAAATGACTACCCGCGCTAAGAAACGTATCATTCCATGTTGTAGTTGCCATTATAATTATTTAGGCTTCTGGAGGTGGCTCTGGCGCCGGAGCTTCTGGTTCTCCACCTGCTTCAGTCTCACCACCAGGTGTTGGTCCAAACTCTGGAGGGGTTTCTCCTCCCTGATCTACTGCAGCTGAGGCGTCAGCAGGTCCTCCTGCTCCAGCTTGCCAATTAGCTCCACCTTCTTGAATTTTGGCAATTTCATGTTGCAATGTAGCATCTTTACGTAGCCATTCTCTATTAGCTTTTACTTGCTCGTCATTCCAACCTAAGAATATTTTTTGAGCATATCCTTTTGAAATGGATTCATTTTGAGTAATACTATTAAAATTATTGAGTTTCAAATCTAATATTTGTTGTCTACGTAACTCATAATAATTACGTGGAGGTGTAAAAACTAAATCAAAAGCATTTTCTCTTAACTCAAAATTTTGCCATAAGTTTTTAAGCTTAAGATGGGTAACAAACGACTCTTTTAATCCCATAGCGAATCTAGCTTGTAATCTAACTACAAAGTTAGCGAACTTAAGTTCTTCTCTTAATACATTAGCATCGGCTTGATAAGAACTCTCTAATTCTGCTCTATTGGTAGGAACTTTGAGTGCTTTATATAGCTTCTTAACAAAATAAACTAGATCCTGCAACTCACCAAGGTTTTGACCACCAGGTAAAGAGTCAACAGATGTACCATTACTACCTTCCCTTTTAGGAAACCAAAAAGCATCAAGTATTGATTGAGGATTAAATGAGTTAACTCTTTGACCTTCATCTAAGTTAAATGTTTTTTTAGACCAATAGTTTTGCATTAACTTACGCATGTAAGATTCTGCCTTAGGTGGACTCATATTACCTACATCAACGTTAAATACTAAACGTTCAGGAGCTCGAACTAATCGATAAATAATAATTGAGTCTTCTATTAATGTTAATTGCCTGTAAGCTCTTCGCGCGTTTTCGATAAAAGGAACTCTAAACGTTTTATCTTCGTTCCAGGTACCGGAGTTTATATAAGTTATTTGGTTTCTGTCTAATGGGATAAAATCCTTGTCTTGAACGTGAGCGGAGGCAGCCTCTCTCTCATCTTTATGATGTTTTAACTTACGTAAAAGAAATGCCTTAATAGACATGTTCTGAAAATTATCATAAACGGGGTCAATAATATGAGTGGGTATATTTATAGCTCCTAAAATACCACTTTCAGGGTAATCTTTATGAATTATATTTTCAAAATATAATTCCCCGTCTATAAGTAAATATCGTAAATATTCCCAGCCTTTTTCTTTCAACTCAAAAACATTTATGAATTTTTTAAACTCTTCATTGAGTTGTTTAACTACTAAAGGGTCGTAATCGAATACATCTCTGAAGTGTAGGTTTATAATATTACCCATCTCATCTTCGACCAGAAATTCATCACAGATTTCATCTAATGCATCAGATACTTCTGCAAAAGCTCCCATGACTCTATAATCTCTCATGCGTCTACCTTTATCGACATCGAGATTAGCATACATTAACTGGTTATATGCTCTATCTGCGAGAAAATTACCAATTGGATGATCTGACTCCGGTACTTTTGGGGTAACTATGGAATGTTTACTTAAAAGATCACCTCTTACTGACCCTGCTTTATAAAATTCTTTAAATTTAGGGTTTTGACTCTGTACGTCATCAATAATCGCGGCTGGAGACCTATAAGGCAGTGCGTTTGATATAAATTGCTGCAAATTCCTTCCAAATGTTGATTTCTTTCCTGTATCCATATGTTTATTGTACTGTTATACCATTTATCCCCGTGACGTCGTAAGAAAATACCCCATATCCTGCAGGATTAATAGCAATAATATCTACCATACCCGTAGCTGTTAGTTGTGGGAACTTAATTGTTAACGTATTATAGTTATTTATTGTGTATGTAGTAATAGGAAAACCACTAACTTCAGGATAGTTAGCTGAAATAGAAGTAGACGGGGTCATATTAGTACTAACTGCTGTTAGTTCGTTGTAAAAATTATAGGCAGACAATGTGTAAGAGGTGTTAAATAAATTAGTGTTATTACTTGAGCTCAACATTACACTGTTAACGCTTGTAAAACTATAACCTTCAAAAGTTTTAGTGGCGGAAAATCCACATAATAAGGTAGTCCTAAAATCTCCTGTAAACTGAGGGCGACCAGATATAGGTACACTATCAAATGCACCTGACACACTCTTTGATCTAGTCAATTCAGATGTATATTTTATTACCTTACTCATATTCAAAACCACTTACCGGTACAAATGTTTGATCTATAGTGAAAATATTAGCTACATTACTATCAGAATTCTTCTTAAACAACCATCCTTTAATAGTGAAATTAGTATTAGCAGAAATTCTATATGGCATAGTACCAGAAACCTCTTTAGGATATTCGAGAGATATATCTCCGGACCATAATATCTCAGATCTAATCTCTAAATCACTAACAAGATTTTGAGATGAGGGTACTTTCCAGCTTATTATAATATAGGGGTTATTATATGGAACAAAATTGCTCAATATTTGATCCATATCAGTTTGAAACCTGGTTAGTATGTCCATACTAACACTAATATTAACAGGTATAGGAGTAGAAAAAAAGTTAGTGTCTATATGACCACTCTCAACGCTCGAAGCTTTAGAAATATAAAAACCAGGTATTTTATTAAAGACTCTTTCGTTGTCTCGAGAGACCCCTGTCATAGAAACAGCAACTACTGGGAGTTTTATATGTTGATTTTTATTTACTAAGTCGTGTATAACTCTTTCTTTAGGAGCGTAAATAAAATTTGTTTGTATTTTATCTTGTACAGATCTATCTTTGTTATATCTATTGATAACAATACTATTAAAAGCAGAAACAAACTGCTTCATAATATCTTTAATTTCAAATCCGTAATATTGAGTCTTCAATAATAATATTTATCCTTTTCTCAATTGTTTACACAGCGTTTGTTGAAATATACTGGTAAGTCATTATAAAAATCTTGTCTAATTTTAAGAAACGTAGAATCCATAATGTATGTTACGCTATGATCATTCTCACCTCTAGTTGTCCTACCACAAGCTTGTATCAAGCTAGATAGCATTTGAAGGGTATACCACTTTTTATCAATTTCTCTTATTGCTACTACTCGTTTATCTAGCCAAGGAAGGAAAGGTAGCTTAACTATTACCTGAAACCTACCTAAATCGTCTTTTAAATCAATACCGTAACCCATAGAAGGACTCACTAAAACTGTAGGATGTTTAGATTCAATATGAGCTTTTAATATCTCTTCGTTTTTTACCCCGGGTTCTCTAAATAAAAGTCTATTATTATATTTTTTGTTTATTAAATTTTTTATATTGTCAGTAATATTATTAGTTTGAGTATGTATAATGCCCTTTTCATTGGGATGATGCTCAAGTATGCCCTCAATTCTATCTACCAACTTAGGTAACGTTTTTACTAAGTTTTTATTATTAAGAGGAGTATCAGTATATACTAATATAGGAGATTGTTTCGGGTCAAATGTACTGTCAATATCTATATAATCATAATCATTGTTGCTAATACCTAGCGATTTTACAAAACTCTTTACACCAACAATTGTTGCAGATAGTAAAACTATTTTATCTGCATGTGCAAATATATTCTTACTAAGTAAATCTACCTTTCTAGGAGTAAATGTTATTTCTAGACCATCTTTTTCAACAATATATTTACTTTCCTTGAAAGTTTTTATAAGGGTTTTCAGTCCACGAAAAATTCTATAATACTTTTTATATTCTAATATTAATTTACTTTTATGATTAAAGTTATTTTTCTTTTTTGTTATGTGTTTTTTTACATCTAAGAGATATTCTCTTAATTCACTTAAGCAATCAAACAACCCTTCATATAGTTTATCCCTATTTAGAGAATATACGAAGCTAATACCCTTTTTTTTCAATTCTCTATAAGGTAATTTAAAGGTAAATTCTTTGACTAATTCAGATTCTAACTCAGACGCTTCATCTAATACTAAAAACTGCCTGCGTTTTAAGTGATCTTCCATTGAGAGAAATTTACTATAGCTCAAACAACTAAATTGACTCTTTAAAGTACTGTCTAAAGCATTATAATAAAAGCAGCATTTATTATCTAAACACTTTTTCTTCTGTTCATTCAAATATACACAAGGAGCGGTATCAACTTCAAAGTTATTATCTAAAGCACATTCATAATTACTCTTACCTTTCAATAATTGAGTATCTTCAAAGAGAGATTTGTACTGATCTTGCAAGGTTTTAGTTATAGTTAAAGAAAAACAACCATGAGATTTTTCTCTGTATACATGATCTTTGTAGATATGCTCTCCATGCAAGTCTGTTTTATATATATTACCACTATCTACCAGATCTTGATAGTTCGTAGTCGCCTTTCTAGTCATATTTGCGATTGTTTTAGCAATAAAACTCTTACCAGTACCGGTAGGAGCCTGAATGATAAGAAACTTTTTATCAGAAAAAAACTTATCATTAACCAAATCGAATACAGCCTCCTGCTTACCAGTAGGAGTATAACCAGATGGAAAATATTTTAACATTATTTTATTATAACTACTAAAGTAGAATTGTAAAACTTGTTTTTCAAGTTTTTCATACAGTTCACCATTTTAAATTTATTGATAGGATCATCATGATGAACATATTTATTGTGGTAGGACATACGAATCTTTTCTTTATTAGACTCTATGCTAAACGGATAGGGAAATTCAAACTTTTTCTGACTATCAAAAATTAATTTAAAGTTAAAATCTTTAAACTCATAAAAAACTAACTTACCTTTAATAACAATTTTACCACGAAGCTCTATTTCTACGTTTTTTAGTAAAATTGATTTAAGGTTATTTTCTATAAGTTCAAGTTGATTCATGAATTCATAAATGCGATTTTTTCATCTGCAGACATAGGTGCAAAACTCTCATTAAACGTTCCCCAAAATTCCTCTTCTGACCAAGAGTTTAAAAGGTCTACATTATCACAATTAATTGTTCTCCAACTCTGCATAAAAATATCCCATGTTATTATAGTGTTTTCATTTGCTGTGTTATATCTAGGACCACCGGTACTAGTTTTAAAGTTTAAAACGGTCTTACCATTAACACTATTAAGTAAATTTAAGTTATTACAACAAAGCATTCTCCTTGTCGCTGGAGAATTAGGTTTTGGCATCCGCCTTAAAAACCTAATCTCACATACTTTGTTATTTAATTCAGATAATAAACTATTTCTACTAACTTTCATCTACTTCTTCGGGTTCACAAACTCCAAAAATACGCTCTTCGTTCAAAAATACACAATCTCTAACAGATCCATCAATACCTTTAACAGAAATATTATCTACTTTAATGCCTTTATCATCAGGAAAGCAAACGATGTCCCCAATATCAGCATATTTGCATAGAGGGCCTGTAAGTATTACTCGTGCCAAGCGCCATGTTTTTTGAACTTGAGCTAATGGAATATGAATACCATTTCTAACAACTGACTTACCATCAGAAGATAAATCCACATACTGAACTAATAGAATATCATCAAGTACTTTGTTTAATTTGTATCCGTATAAACTAAAACTGTCGTTTTGATATGTATCTAAATTAATAAGACTTCTCTTTGCAGAATAATCAAATGCATCTCGTTGAGAATCTGTTAATTTGATATCGGATTTATCTAATGCTTTTTCAAACTCACTCATATTTTTGTATATTTACGTTAAACTCTTTAAAGTACAAATCTACTTCCCTTTTTGAGATTTCATGCAAATTTGCACATTTGCTATAATCATGTTCTTTATCTTTTTTTCTCTTAATATACCTAATAAACTTCTTTTTTAACTTAGGTAATACATTAGTAAGAAAACTATAATGAAATTCTTTATCAGAACTACTCTCACAATGTTTATTCACTGTGTGATTAACTATATAGCAAACATCATTACTGTATTGAGAAAGAAAGCGATTAATAATATAAGGACTATACGAACTATAGTCAGAAATATCTAACTCAGACTTTCTTTTATCATGAAGAATATTGTTAAGAAAATCAAAAACTGTCATACTATAACTTTAGTAGTAGCAATAAACATGTCGTCTGCAATCTCATAAAAGATATCAATAACGTTTTTCATAAATTCTACTACTTCATTATCTCTTAAGTCGGTACTGAAAGCGAACGCGGGTGCTTTTTTACCGGCTTGAATATTAATGCCTGTATGACCAATGGCAACATTATCCTTAGCATATGTAATACTAACACTACACTTACCTTTTTGTTGTATGATGTTATGTTGATTATGTTCTGCGTGTACTATTAGATCGTCCCCATCTACTTCAATAGGTTTCTTGAGATAATTGGTTGAAAGAATGTTCGCAATCTGTGTGTTAAATAATCTCTGAAAAGCAACAGCGCCGAGAGGACACAAATTAGGAACTTCCCAGCAAAAGTTAATAGCATCATCAGAGTAAATATAATCATTGTTAGCAAGGTCTTCATTATCTATCATTCCTTCCGCTTCTACAAGCATAGACGACCTAAAAGCAATAATATTACCTATAGGTAGAGTTTTTTTACCGAAATATTTATAAGCGAATCTATTATGTATTAAATTACCATCGTAGCATTTGATGTCTTCAATAATCATAAATTGATAATATAATATACCTAGATAAAATCAAATTATTTTTCTAGATAGTTATTTAAATATTCATTTAGCCAATCCTTTACGTTTCCAGTAGGTTTCCAGCCTAAAATACTTCTTGCCTTACTATTATCTGCGAGATTTTGGAACGGCTCAAGACGAGCGGGTTTATATTCTATTGGATGGTTAAAAATATTTGCGATTTCTTTAATAGAAACATTATCTCCATTACCTACATTGAAGATTTCTCCGTTACTACAATCAGATTGAGCAGCTAACAGATTGGCCTCTACGACATCTCCAACAAAAGTAAAATCTCTTCTTTGAGAACCATCCCCATATATAGTAAGCGGTAAATTTTGTTTCTTAAGGTTAGTAAATATACCCATAACTAAACAATAAGCCCCTTCTGTAGTCATTTTATTCCCATAAACGTTAAAATAGCGCAAACACACTGTATCTATACCATGGATGCGAGAATATAACTGACAATACTGCTCTCCTATCAATTTTTGTAGACCATATGGGCTTAAAGGACAGTTTTCAGCGGTTTCTGGAGTAGGAAACAAGTTCGTATTACCATATATTGAGGAAGAAGAGCTAAATATAAACTTTTTAATATTCGCATAGCGAGATAATTCTAATAAGTTGAGAGTTCCCCTAACATTTACATCATTAAAAGAAATAGGATCTTGTATAGATGGTTGCACTCTAGCTTTTGCTGCAAAATGAAAAATAGCGTTAGCGTTTTTGCATATAGAAATTAAGTCTTTTGACTTACCGTCAATGTTACTTATATCTTTTTCAATAAAAGTAATATTTGTATTGTTTGGTATATTAGATAATTTACCAGTAGATAAATTATCGATACAAACTATTTCAATATTTTTATATCTATTGATACATTCCTCAATAAACGTACTACCAATAAAACCAGCTCCTCCGGTAACAATAATTTTTTCCATAATTATTCTCTAATAAGATTATTTCTTTCCCATGCTGCTTGCATTGTTAATGGATCTATATTATTTTTTTTGAAAAGTTCTATAAAAGCATTCAAATCTTTAGGAAAACACTTACCTCCAAATCCATACTTTCCATCTGGACCGGGTACATCAATATGAGAATCCCCTACCCTACTATCACTTGTAAAGCCTTCGATAAGTTTACTCCAATCTGCTCCAATCTTGTTTGAAAGGAGTTTAATTTCATTCATAAAAGAAACTTTAGTAGCAAAAAAACAATTCAAAGTGTATTTTATTAATTCGGATGTAATTGTATCTGTTATTGTATACTTCATAGAATTAAATCGTTGCTCATATAAATTTTTAATTTTTTTAGCATCATTAATATCATCTGATCCAATAACTATTTGGGCAGCATTAATAAAATCCCACTTCGCTCTTCTTTCAGTCAAAAACTCCGGGTTAGATGAAACTTTAATATTATATTTGTTTGATATTCTCCTACACGTACCAGGTGGTACAGTCGACTTAATGATTAATTGCTGATTTTTTATATAAGGTTGAATCTCTTCAAAAACGCTTTCAATAATTGAAAGATCTATTGTCCAATCCTCCTTGGGAGGAGTTGGTACGCATATAAAAATAAATTCCGAATTTACTGTTTCTTCAAGAGTGTTAACAGAAACTTTTGGGTTTTTATCATAAATTTTAACATCATGAGTTTGACCAAAACCCCAACTAGTAGCAGAACCTACAAATCCACCTCCTATTATACCTATTGTATTATTCATAATTAATTTGCCTAGAAATTATTACTTATTAATAATATACTGATGAGGTTTATCCCAGTACTGTTTTGCCTTTTCAAGCCTATCTTGTTGATAAACTATTTTGTTATCTAGTATATATTTTTCAAAATCTATAATTGGATAAACATCTAGACATGTTTTTAAACTAGCATTATAAAATTTAATGTTTTTATTTAATTTGTTAAAGTTTTTGTAAGCTAAAGAATGTATATTTCTCATTTGATTATTGGCCTTTTCAGGCCGTGATAGATTAGCTCTATAAGATTCATCAAAATGATTAGGATCTTTTTTAGATCCAGTATCTTTGGTAAAACCTAAATCCGCTCCTAAGAGTATAACCTCTTTAAATCCCATATGCAACGTTAACTGTAAAGCAAGGTTCATCGTAGTGCCAGATTTATCAATCCGTTTTACTATATTAGTAGAGAAGCAAGATTCATTAACTAACCCATCGGTAGTGGGTTTGTACTCTGACATACTATTAAACCATTTTATTCTAGGTATTTTATTCTTAGGGTCTATTGTGTTTTTGAATTGACTAGAAATAAAAGAAATACTCTTTTCCTCTCTACAAGCTTCCTGTACAGATTCAGTCCAGGACCTACCCCAGTCTGGATGATTTACATTAGTAGAAGAAAATAGGTAGTACGTAGGTCTCCATAATGAGTTTTTAGGATAAATTAAAGAAACCTTATTCATAGCAATGGAAATCTCATCTTTAATAAGATTTAAATTAGTGCTAGCTAAACTAGGACCATTGGCTATAATAAAAACTCTATCATTTTTGTGTTTATCTTTAAATTCCTCAAAAACATTATTCATTTTAAATATTAAAGTATTTTTCTATAAATTGCAATGCACAATCTTTAGAAACTTGCTTGCTTTTTACCGATGGCCACTCCTCAATATCTTTAGAAGAGTATATTTTACGAGTACATGCTCTAAATTTTAATTCTTTTTCCTTCATAAAGGATTTATCTTCAAAAATAACCGGTAATTTTTTGTTTTTAAACACTGCAGCATATACTGCAGCACGGTGGTTACCTGCTATAATATAAAACTTCTTTTTATTTTTGTGTTCTAAAAAATGACCACATACTTCACCTTGTCTTGTCGGAAAACTCTCTGGTTTATATCCATGTGTAAGGAATGAAGAGACTAGTTTTTTGAGCTTAGATACTTTTTCTTCAACATTAAATTTTATAAAAGCAACATCACTAAAACATTTATGCGATGATTCATGTAGCCACGGTAAAAAACCTGTTTTATAACTTAAATCAAAAATATCAAATTTATTATTTCGTATATTGTATAAATCTCTTAATGTTTGTGGTTTAAAATTTTTATAAAATTCGAATAAATAGGTGTTTTTAAAATTAATATTTTTATTTTCTAAAATCTGCAAAGAGGTAAGATACAGAGGGTTTTTTTCTATACTTATAGGTATTCTGCTCAAATTACATATATTGCTAACTGATATTAACATATCATTTTATTTACTACATACTAATATAGGTCTTTTATAGTTTAAACTGCTTTTTATATCTTTATATTCTGTAAATATAGAGAAGTTTAGCTCTTTAAGAAATTTAACAATATAGTTTACAGAAGGCACTGAGTATAAATTATTAAATTTATTAGATTTAGATTTTTTATTAAGCGGTAAACATGTTTCTTTTTCTGTATTATAGCTTTTAAATTCTAATATTAATGTATCAGCTATACTAGATAACTTTTTCAAACACTTATTAATATCTGGTACACGATGAAGTAACCCTAGGGCCATACATATATCAAATTTTTCTATTTTATCTTCATATAAATCTACACACTTAAAATTTATATTTTTTAAATTAAAAACTTCTTTAGAAAGTAAACCTCTTTGTATCCGAATAGGGTCAATATCTGTACCTAATACATAATTGGCACCCTTTTTTGCACACTCAATAGCATAATAACCATCTCCACATCCTATATCTATTAATGTTCTATTCTTTAAATTTATTTTATTAATTATAGGTTCTAAACGCTGCCATTTATTTAAATTGTAACCCGGGCTATTAATGTGGTTTTTACGAGTAACAATATTAAACGGAAACTCATAAAAACAGTTCCATTCTCCGTTTTCAGATAACTCATTTACTTTATTCTGCAGTTGTTCTTTGGTCATATATTGTATTGATATTGTTAATACCGTCGGTTAAAAATAACGTATCCATTCCTAATGCTAAAAATTTTGAATCTTTATATTTTATAAATTGATCTTTTATATTTTTTACTATATGATAACCTAATTTATCTCCTAGTTTTGATTTAAGAGTTTTTATAGCGTCATTATATAAAAATGAATTAAAATCTCCAATACAACCCAAACTTGCAGACAAATCGTAAGGACCTATCATATAGTAATCAAAGTTCACTTGAGAAATCGAATCTATATTTTTTAATCCACGTTGAGTTTCTATTTGGGCGACTATTATAGGAGACCTTAACAAAAAATCTTCTTGACCCCATTTATTTTCTCTAACTAAGCCCTGACCTCTCGACCCTTTAGGGGGATAAAAACAAAAATTATATGCTTCTTCTGCTTGTCTAAAATCTTCTATAGTAGAAAATATAACCCCAGTGCATCCTGCATCTAAACACATTCTTATAACAGTTTTGTCTAGATAAGTTACTCTTATAAAACATAATTTATTTTTAAGATTACATATTTGTATACAATTATACAATGTTTCATTGTTATAACATCCATGTTCAAGGTCAAATACAACACCATCGAACTTTGAATTACATAATATCTCAGTTATTGTACAATTAGATATTTGTTGCCATAAAAGTTTCATAATAAATAATCTGAGCAAATACCTTTGCAGTTTTTATTGGATGTAGATATTTTTTTATTAAGATCTACTAAAATAGATTTTTTTCCTAATATTTTATTAGTATTGGTCCAGATATATCCTCTGGATGTCAATGTATAATCATCCTGTTCATGCCAAAAACAATGTATATTATCTATTAGCATTTGTTCTAGGGCTTTAAGGTTTTTAGCATGACACCACAAACTAGGGTGCGTTAAATTATGACATGATATTTTATACTTTGGTTCATCATGACCGAGAAAATAATTATCATCTATAAACCATACATCTACTTCACAATTATAACCCATGTCTAAAACCTTTTGTACTTGCAAAGGGTTATTTTCTAGCTCGTTATTTGGCCCAGACAAGTTACCTCTATGAGATATAAAAATCATTTACCAAGATCTTTTAAAAATCTCTCCAGCTCGTTATTATTGCGGGAAATATTTACTGCGTCACAAGTAGGATATGGATTTGATATACCATAATCGTTAATTAGTGTGCGATTTGCGTGAAATAGATCAAAAATAATATCATCATATATTACTCCCTCTCTTTTTAGTTGTTCAATCGTCTTATTTCGTACAGTACTAGGGCGAGCTGTAGTTAGTATAATATATACTTTTCCGGTTTTGTGTAGTTTATTTAAAAATTCAATATTCTTTTTTATACCAGGGCTGTCCCCCCAATAAGGTTTTAAATATTTACCACCAGATCCCTCAACTAAGACTCCATCAATATCAACAAACAAAGTTTTATATTGACGTATAAATTTAAACCAATCTTCTTTTGTACCCCAATCTATATAATTTGCTACTTTTATTCCTTTAAATATAATACCAGAAGATATCATACTTTTTATTATATCAGATAAAAATAATTTGTTTTCGTTTTTTCTTTTTTCGAAAAATTTACAATATTCATCTGCACTGCTAAAGGAGTAACTACCACAACCGAAAGTAGAAGAGACTACCTGTTTTTCTACTAAATCTATTATAGTATTATTATTATCTAATTTAATATAACTTTTATTTGATGGATTTATAGAAGTAGTATCGTTAAGATCGTAGTAACACATAAAATTACCAGTCTCAATATTATAAGAAAATTGATTATCAACTTCTTTTATAATAACTTGACCTGTAATATCAGCCTTTTTTATAACCTCATATACTGTATGTGGCTGGTTATTAGTTCTCTTTTCTAAAATTACAATTTCTGCTTTATCTTTTATACCTATCTCTTCAAAGCAAATAGTTAAAGCATCTAAACAGTTATATTGTTCTAAATGTTCTTTTAAAAAACCAAAATATACTTTATTTATATTAGTGAAATCTATTTTTTTTAAAGCTTCCACAAGCATCCAACTACCGTTTGGATGGGTTAACATCCATTTTGGTTTCAGGCCCTCAAATCTTGATGAAAGTCCAGCTGCGGTAACAATTAAATTAATCATGTTAAATTATATATCCTTTCTCCTTTAAATTATCTATACCGTACTCAAAATACGGGTATCTCATATAAGTTTTAATTTTAGGTCTTGATGGTGGGTTTTTCACAAAATCTTTAGGCCATGAATATATCCAACCTTTCATTTCCGGTGGTCTTGACCAAGTATCTTTCCATTTAAAATTAAAATAATTTTTATAATGTTGTTTAAATTTTGTTTGATCTTTTTTTATTTTTTCATGATTATTATCATCCGGTAATCTCTTTATATCTGAATAATGTCCTTTGTTTAAACTATTTTTTTGATAATTCATATCATCAATTAATGTAACAGGAATAAAGTTTTTATCATTAAAAAATAGATTACATAATTCATCATGAACACAACTACGGTGTGGATATTCAATTAAAGATCTAATAGCATAATCTGCTTCCTTATACTGCCCTCCGCAAAAATTTTCATCCCACATACCTATTTTTTTTACTGATGCAGGTGTATGGCTTGTATAATTATCCCCATACGGTCCTATTATGAAATCATAATGGTTATGCATTTCTAGTACTCTAGAAATAAAATCTTTAGGTACAATAGCATCATTTTGAAGAGTAATTAAAATGTCACATTTTGGATTATTTAAATCTTTGAAACCATGCAAAAAAGCTTGGTTATAATTTTCCGCTAAATTACCACACGACCAATCTGGACGTGTCATATTATGAAGCACTTTAACGTCTGAAAACTTTTGGTTGATTTCGAAATTAGTGTTATTATTAATAATATAGATTTGTTTATTAGAGTAACTCTTTAGATCGCTATTATATAAAGACTCTAATGTTCTATTTAAAATATCTTGTCGTTTATACGTTATAATAAAAATTTTAATTCTTTTCATTTGTATATAATGTTTCGTTTATTTTAATACACTCTTCCCAGTCATCCTCTGTATCTATATCAAAATTTTCTGGGTGATCTACTTTATAAAAATACGGGCTTTTACCTACTCTATTTTTAAGCGTAGAAAAAACAGACTTTTTAAACATATAAAATGCTGAATTTTCTTCATATAAAGGAGGTAAATCCTGGGTTTGTTCTAGTTTAAGGGGGTTATGATTTACAGGACAAAAACCATATTTTTCATGTCTCCATAGTCTAGAGTTTATAATATTACAACTCACAACAGAGTCGTATTTATTATTCTCAAAAAACCTATAAGCTTTCTCTAAAGTTTCTTTTTTGAGAAAAGGACTAGTAACATGTATTTGACATATAACATCGTTAGGTTCTAAAACGGTTAAAGATTCCGCGCAACCTCTCCAGCTACCACTAACGAAATTATTAATAAGCTTATTAACCGAAATATCGTTACCACATAAGCTATCAGGGCGACTAAGAGTTATAACATTTTTTAAATTTATATCATTTTTTATCTCTCTGATAATTTCTTCACTATCAGTATCAACAAAAACCATAAAATCCTTTAGCTTATATAAAGTATGTTTATAAAGAGGTATATCGTTAATTCTTCGAAAATTTTTACCTGGTACTCTCTGGGATTTATGTTTTATAGGTATAAATATTTTCATATTAATATAATATTAACTCAACTTAAATTATCTACAAGATAATTTTTTAATTTTTTCCCTAAAGGCATCTCTATCTAAAGTTTTTGAATCTAAAATATATGTTAAAATTTCATCTAATAGAACTCTGGGGTTATTTTTAAGTTTGCTTTGCGCAAACCGCCATTGATTTAATTGATTATGTCTTTTGGACTTAAAACACTGCTTAGCGAATTCAATTTCGTCTCTAGAACACCCATGTTTGTAGCCATCAGCAAACGAATCTAAGTAAAAACTAAAACCTGTAATATAAAGAGACCCAACATTGTGATTTAATAAATCAAAAATTGCGGCGAATCCTGTATTAGATCTACATTTAACGCTTTTGTTGAGCTCGTCATACAATTTATAATGCATTAAATGGTAGTTAAAGTTATCTTGAATGGTTTTTACAGTACTTTTTTTAACTAAATTATGTAATTTATTACTATTACAATTTCCTTTAATATCAGATCCGGGAATGGTACTTATCCATTTGATATTATTGTTTTTTAAATAATTAATATCTATTTCACCCCCATTATCTTTATGTTCAATAAGGCAATTGTATAGAATATCTGTTCTTGTACCTAAAAAATTACCTAATTTTGGTAATAATTCTAACCCTCTATTGATGCGAACAACAATATCAAAATTATCGTCAATTTTTTTACCAAAGTCTTTAAAAACAGAAGAAGTAGTATACTTAGCTGGTCCTATAATAATAACCTTTTTATTTTGTAAAAAATTTAAATAGTTTTTATCCAAAAAAGTGTCTTTAGTCATATTAATACTTCATATAATTATCTAAACAATATTTGAGCGCATCCTTTTTATTGTTTTGTTTATGATGCATATGCAGAATTCGTTCTTTTAAATGTTCTTCCCCGAACTCATGATGAAAGCGGTCTTGTTTATCTCTGTTTTGTCTGCTTCTTACATTATACTCAGGGGGTAGTATATACAAATTAGGTTTAGATTCCCATAAAGATATTCTAAAAGAAGGTTGATCGTAAGGACATTTGTTGTAGTACTTGCGGTAATACTGAGGCCATAATTTGAACAAGTTATCGATTCTAGGACACTTTTTGAATCCAAATACCCCTGTATTAACCTCGGAAAAGGCGTATGGAATATTTTTATACTCTGGCATTATGTTAGAATACTTCATTCGTTTACGTGCTAGATCATGAGAAATAACTAGTTCATAATGATCTAGCATATCAAAAATATCATTAATATTGTAATTAAAAACTGTATCGGTATCTAAGAATAAAGTCTTATTATACGGTGAATACTTAAGAACATCTACTTTAGCTCTTACAACTTTACATTCAATTTTTTTACATACGTTTATTCCTGGAACTAACTGTTTTAATTGTTCCGGATCCATATCTGAAAAACAAGTTATATGAGTATCAGGATGATACTCTCTAAATGTATCAACGGATATATTAAGCTCTTTGAAATAATTAACGTTAGTACTATTAGTATTATGTACTGTGTATACAATTCCTTTATCTATTTTTTCCATATTTATTTTTTACTTTTAACAAATGCGATTTTTTTATTAATAACTTTATATATATTATCTTTACCAAAAAAATGACGAGTGTAATTATTTTCAATAGGTCTTGAAAAGTCGTCAACCACAACTACCCCGTTGTTTTTTATAAGAGTAAACGCAGTATACAAACTTTTCATCCTACCAGGACCTGCCCAAGGCCTAGGTGGTTGATGACCTAAAGGCCCGTCAACAAAAATAAAATCCCATTCTTTATTTGTTATATTTTCTGGTAATTCAATAGTAAGTTTGGATTCATTATACTTTAAAATTTTATAATCTTCAACAAACGTATTATATTTTACTGGAATAATATTAAGATCACTATTTTCAAAGTTAGAAATCCATTCTATATCATCTTCAATAAAAACAGTAGTACCATCTTTGTTAAGATTATGCCACAAAAAAGAATCATTACCTAAACCAAAAACTAATAAATTACAAGGACACAACGGCTCTAACTCTTTACATATTTCTTCATAATAAAAAGAACTCATTAAACCGTTACCATATTTCTCAATTAAGTCTTTATATCTCATTTATTTTTTTATATAGTTGTTTAGCCCAATCCAAAGGATTATATAATCTGTCAAATTCTTTTTTAGCATTATTAGATATAAAATTTCTTGTTTTATGGGAAGATAATTGTTTAAAAGAATTAATCCAACTTTCTTTTTTACTCGCGATAAAACCGTTATCTGGATTGCCTAGTATATGTAGGTTACTAGGTGTAAGATCTGCAACAACAGGTATACCTAACTGATGAAAGACAAAACATCTTCCTGCATTTGATTTGTTTTTAAATCTTATTGCATAGTCAGTACTATATAAACCAAAATCTATATTGTTATTGCATTTATATTCCTTCAAGTATGTAATATTAGGACACAAACCAATATCAGCTGACATAATATCATCAATAATACGATTAATATTCCATTTTTTAAAAATTATATTAATATTAGGTCTCCCTATCTTCCAATTAAAATCAGGATTTCCATTAATAATTAACAACTCTATATTTATTTCTTTAGAGAAATCTTCAAGAGCTGCCTTTAAATGTGGACCAAATTTAGCTAAATGAGGATAATGTCCATGATAACAAAATCTTAATACATTAGTATGCTTGTGTTTTTTAGTAGATATTCCTTGATAAAGGCTTTCAATTAAAGGGAACAAAAACACATTTTTATTATTAGATAAACTTAATTGTTCTTCTATTGACCCTGTAATTATAAAATCTGCGAAATCATAACTACCTACTACAGGGTTTATTAAACCTATTTTCTTTTTAGGGAACTGCTTTTTTATATTAGCAGCCTTATTTACATCTTCTTTATCTACTATTATAACATCCTCATTTGTTATATTATTAACTATTGACGAAGATATACCTAATTGTTTAAAATATATATTTAAATCATTGACCCATATTCTGTATGAACCTCTATTGAGGTTTTTAAATTGAGATATAAAACATATTTTAGTATTCATTATTGTAAAGTTTTAATAAAATCTATAAATTTGTCTGCATAATGATTTTGAGTGTAGTTTTTAGTATAATTTAAACCGAGATTAATTTTTTCTTGTCTTTTTGTCTCATTATCTATATAGTATGTAAGAATATCTATAATCTGATCATCACTCATTTGCATATTAATTTCGATTAAAAATTTCTTGAGATTTTTGATGTCATTAATATGATCATCATATATATCCCCTGCTAAAGCTGTACCACACATAGGTACTTCTATATACTTACCTAGCCTATATTTTGTTACTGCAGAATCAGTAACAATAATTTTAGCAGAATTAATTTTATTAGCAAAATCTATTGCATACTTATCTGTATGTGCGTCTGGATGACTCCCTCCTACATGGGGGATTACTTTACAAACATACTTTGAAGGTATTTTGTTAAGTACTTTTGTCATACGATATCTCAAAGGATAGGCGTTTCCTAATATAGTACTAGCATGTGTTGCACCAACTATTGCAATATCATATATTTTTTTAATTTCTTTTCTCGGTTTAAATATTTTATTATCAGCACAGTGAGCTATCCATGCCATTCCCTTCAAGGAAGGTGGTCTATTAGTAGAGAAAATATTATTATACCTTGTAAAATCATTATAATGATGGCATATTACATAATTACATTTACTTTCTTTAATTTCTTTAATGGTCCAGTCGATGTCAAACATTTCATTATAACGTATACATTTTTTGTAGGTAACTTTATCAAAACCTTTTATATCTAAAGGTTTATAACATATAATCATACTACAATCTCTGCCATTTAAAATGCTATCTATATTATACTGACAGGACTTATTTTCATCCCAATTACTCCATCCTGGACCGGTGTAAATACCTTTAACATCATTTCTATTAAAAATAGCTCTAATAGAATGAAATCTCACTCTTGACATTTTAGTGTCAAAATATTTTTTATTTACTAAAAATACTATATTATACATACTTTGCTTTTAATTGTTCGTATATTGTTGTGGAAGAGTATTTTTTGTTCTTATCAATACCCAATCTACGCCAAGCTTCATTCCATAAATGTAAACCATAGATATTATTACTAGGTTTTAACTTTTTATTGTCTGTAACAAACAAGTGAGACTCAAATGGTGCAATAAAACTAAAAGTGTGTACAGGTTTAACAAATTTTTTATAATTAAGATCACTTACAGCAGAATTTAATAATTGCGGACCAACTACGCCCCACTTTAAAGTTTTTTTATCCTTTTTTAAACATTCATCATAGCAAAATTTCATAATATTAGTACCCGGGGGACATTTAATTGCGCCTGTGTTAACAATAGGCTTACCGGTGTTGTAGTCCTTTTCAGAACAAAAAACAAATTTTTCAGTAAAATTCCACGGTTGTAAGCACACCATATCAGTATCTACCCACCAACCACCTTTATCATAAAGAAGTTTATATCTAAAATAATTAGAAAAAGCAGAAAAAGAACCCTTTCCGGGTCCTACTTTATAGCTAAATATATCTTTTTCTGGTAATATTTCATTACCGTCTTTAACAGTAACTCCTTCTGGTACATTATCAATATTATTGTAAGTATACAAAACAATATTCATATTGTTTTTTACAAATGAATTTAACGAAAGTCTTTCCATGATAGATAAAGTGTTACCTATCCATAAAGTCTGTATTAAATTACTCATAAATCTAAATGTTGAATCCAACATTTCAAAATTGCATCATCAGTCCACATACCTTGCTGTTTAACTATACTTTTATTGCCGTGAAAATTTACCTCTGTTTTTCTACACTCATCATATACTAAAGAAGCGTTTTCAGAAAGAGATGAGTGATATACATCAGTAACTTCATTATATATAGATTGTTTATCTTCAATATAACCGACATATTTAATTTTATCAGTATTTTTTTGTATTAAAGGATATACTTCTTTAGACCAATATTCAGTATCATTATTACTACCATATATACGTATATCATTGTGTTTATCTTTTAAGGCTCTCGCAACAGAAATATGTACTTGTTTATTTCTGTCTATTGAACCTATAATACCAGCAACTCTTTTTTTACCTTCCTTTTTTGATTTCAATTGTTCTACAACATTACCACAAATAAACCAAGATAAATTTTTAATTGTATGCGCCTTGTGCCAGTTAATTTGCTCTTTGTTTAAAAAATGTATTTTATCAAAAATATGAGTAGGTTTTTTTTGCAATGGATATAATTCCTTTTCATGTAAGCTCAGAATAAAACGGTGCACCGGTGGTCTTGTTTTTCTTATATCAAGAAAATGATAAATTAATCTATCTTCCTTCTTAAGAGAAATGTTTGTAAGTAATTCTCCGTTACATTTATCTGTATGCCATGCATGTGGGCCATACATAGTACAATCAATGTTATTTTTATTAAAAAGATTACATAAATTAATGAAAGCAGTAGTTGAGCCTCCTGGATTACTCCAACCTGTTAGAATTTTTACCATTTTAAAGCTTTAGAAGTGTTTGAAAAATTATTTACAAAAATATCCCTACATTTCAATGCAATATCTCTATGTTCTTTTTGGGTGTCTTCCTTAGATCTAAGGTCAATGTAATGAATCCACGATCTAATTGATCCTTTCATATACATAGTTGTTTCTGTTGTCAGAGGTAGTATCATTCTAGCGCATTCTTTAGCGACTCCATCATCAATTAAGCTCTTATATAAAAGTTCAGCAGTATAAAGATAACTATCAATCGCATTATTATAATCATTAGGCAAATTATAAACCTCATCCCCGACTTGTCTATTAGTTTTACCCTGCTTTCGCCATTCAATATCCTCAAAATTTGTAGCGTTACTGTAACGCTGACTAAACTCTTGAAACGAAAAAGACCGGTGTCTTAATATTTGTGCTGCTATCGCTCTCGAAGTTTTTATTTCTAAACACATATCTACCATTTCAAAAGGAGACCAATGTTTGTGTTTAATAAGATAACCTAAAAGTTTAGGAGCAGTTTCAGTATTAAGTTGATTAGATGGATTAGATACTCTAGCGCAATATGCAATAAGATCCTCGGGAGTTTCTATGTTATTTATACTCGGATGTGTAATAGAGACTAATTTAACTTCCATATAATTATTATATAGCTAAATTGTAGAAATCAATAAATAATTACAGCAATTATGCCGAAAGCAAAACGGGAGTCTAGAAAGCCTTCTAAGGCTTCAAAGGATATAGAGGATCGAATTCATAGAAACTATTTTACGAATTTTGATATTAATCAAGAGTTTGATTTAAATGATGTACATAATTCTTTTTTAGAGTTAGCATTAGATAAAAGAACTAAAGTGTCAATAATAGACGGCCCTGCAGGATCCGGTAAAACATATCTATCCGTACTAGCAGCACTTCAATGCTTAAAAAATCATTACGTTGATGAAATCATATATGTTAGAAGTATTGTAGAATCTGCATCTAAAAGCTTGGGTTCCCTACCTGGAGAAGCCGATGAAAAGTTTTTACCATGGATGTATCCTTTATTTGATAAATTACAAGAATTATTAACAGAGTCTGCTGCTAAAACTCTTATAGCAGAAGACATAGTAAGAGGTATACCTGTGAATTTTGTTAGAGGAGCTACGTTTAGAAATAGTTGTGTAATAGTAGATGAAGCGCAAAATCTAACGTTACCAGAGATAATAACTATTCTAACTAGAATTGGCAATAACTGTAAATATTTTATTGTAGGAGATAAAAGACAAGCTGATATAGGTAAGAAATCAGGATTTGAACAAATATTTAACCTATTCAGTGATTATAGATCCGAATGCAAAGGTATTTTAACATACGAATTCACCTCAATGGATGTCGTACGAAGTGAGATACTAAAATATATAGTAGAAAAACTAGATGAATTACATATGAAAGCGTAACGCCTTAGCAAGTCGACTGTGAAGAGATTTTTTATTTTCTCCACTTTCAACTAAACGGGTATACTCTTTATGAAACGCCTCTACGAACTCTTTAGATAGTTCTAGATTACGCGGGTAAAACATTCGTGTCTTTAGGGTTAGGTACCCCTCACATAGCTCGTCATATTTCATTAAATTATTTATTCAATCCGGAAAGCTTTTTTCATTTTTTCCATTTCTCGTATCTCTTCTGGAGTAATAATTTCCCCTGGTTCTATAAAATCTCCATCGTTATCCAAGTATAAATTAATTAATTCAATACGCTCTTTTCTATTGCCAAATACTTCAATAATAGCTGGTCTATCTTCTTCTACAAAAAAAGTAGATTTTGGATTATTAGAATAATCCCTATGAACAGCTTTAAATATATTATCAATTTCTTCTATATATTGTTTATTTGTATCTCTAAGGTCATCTTCTACTAATTCTACCGGAGCTACTTTTGTAATGGGTGTAAAAAATATAATATCTAAAAACCGAAGCGATTCCCTAACAAGTGGCATACACTTTTTAATAAATTCTTCATCTACGTCTGAATCTTTTTTAGCTTCAGACCAAATACTATAAACAATATTATCTAAAGGACAGCGGTCAAAAATAATTTTGTCGTCTTTCTTGGTTTTTTGTAATTCATCAATCATAAAGTTCAGTATAGCCCACTGAGTATCTTTATTTGTTGTTGATGAATGATCTAGACCTTGTTCAGCAATAATATCTCTATAGCTTTTTTCTAGAGTTTTATAACTAGGCCATTTCTCTAAAAAATCTTTTATTAGAGTACTTTTACCTTGACACGCTGTGCCACTAATTGCAATCCTCATTAGATATATTTACTGGATATATTATACTTTCAAGGCTTTATCCCATATAACTAATTGCAAACGAGGACTAAAGTTGAAATAGTGCTTCTTAGCAAGCTCTGCAACCATACTACTCATCTCAGAATGCTCTTGTCTACTACCGCAACAAGGCATTAACCAAACACGAGAAGGTGGTATATCAAACTTATCAACATAACTATCCAACACCTCATCCATGTCTGCTTGAGTTTTAATAACAAACTTAAAACCAGATCCGTACGTTGCATGCCACTCTAATACTTTAGGAATATATCTCTTACCCAACGGATCACCATTGGAAGATAATTTAGGAGAAGTAGTGAAAGTAGCTTTGATATTACCAGCTCGCCATTTAGCACTAGGCTGAATAGTAGCATTAGTCTCAAAGTCAATCCGTGGTACCCAACCCCATTTCAAAAATAGGTAATCAATAAATCTAAGTAATTTATTTTGCTGAATTAAAGGTTCACCTCCAGTAATTTTAAGAATAGCACCATTATATAAATGATCTTTGTAGCCATTCTCTTCAATCATCGCGAGAATACTCTCAAAAGTCATTTTATTTTTTATACTCCAGGATACAAAGCTATCGCATCCATGAGGAGAATCTGCAGATGCGAAACCTTTGCAGGTTAAATTGCACATAGATAGTCTCATGAATACAGAAGGCATTCCAACAAACTCACCCTCTCCTTCAATAGTATAAAAGATCTTATCATCTGATAAGAACAACTCATTTGATCCAATTATTTCGTCAGTCATATTAATTTCTATCTTCGTAATAACTTATATCATTACCGAAAGGATTTTTCAACACATTTTTTATGGAAGGTGCTTTTGCTTCTATATCTTCTTCTTTTTTATTGTTCCAGTTTATATCATCCCAATTAGAATAATATTCCTTTTTATCTGAATATGGTCTAGGCTTGCTTCCTTTGCTCATAAAATTCCTTTATATATAGCGCTGTTCTTTTCATGCTCCCAAACTTCAACCTTTTCTACCCAACAACGACCATCGGTCATATCCTCAATAAAGCTTGAAGCTAGATTATAACAAAATTCTGCAAACTTCTCAATACCAACTCCATCCATAATACGTAAATCAATGATACCCTTTTCATGTAGCTCTTTAAATGTATCTAGATGTGGATCCTCTGAAGATATAACGGTTGTATGGTCAAATTGATCTTCTAGTTTATTTTTTAATCCCTTAAGACCACCAAAATCTACAACCCAGTTCTTTTCGTCTAGCTCATTACATCCAAATAAAAACTTAGCCACTAGACGATAACCATGCAAGTATTTACAATGACTTGATGCTTTAGGCTGTCTGAAGGCACAGCTACCTAACTCTATAACTTTCGTGCTTCTAAATTTACTCATAACTCAATTATAAATCTATCCTTATCGAAATCAA